TGTAGCAGAGGCAGCACCTGAGCCTGCCCCAGAAGTGCAAGCTCACGCTGTGCATAAGGGCAGAGGCAAATATGACGTTTACATGGCAGGTAAAGTTATTGGCGATAACCTGACTAAAGCAGATGCCAAAGAAATGGTAGCTGAACATAATGGCTAAGAAGCCCGGGCTATATGCCAACATCGATGCCAAGCGAAAACGTATTAAGGCTGGCTCTGGCGAAAAAATGCGTAAACCGGGAAGCCCGGGTGCGCCTAAAGCCAAGAATTTTAAAGAGGCTGCTAAGACAGCCAAAGTTAACGTAAGAAAGAAGAAGAAGGGGTAATATGGCATCACAAGTACAAATAGCTAAGTTAGCGTTACAGCACGTTGGTGACAGGTTTGACATAACGTCAATGACTGAAGTCACCCCGGAAGCTGAGCAAGTCAATCTAGTCTTTAATGATGTTAGAGACGCACTGCTGCGACAGCATCCATGGAACTTTGCTAAGAAGTTTACTAGCCCGGCTACCGTTGCAGGTACTGTCCCGGGTGGGTGGACGTTTATGTATTTGTACCCTACTGACGCTGTTAGGATATTAGGGATTACAAACCCTCTAGGAAGAAACCAGCTTCCTATAGAATTTCAAACAGCTAGAAATTCAGCTAATAATTATTGCGTTTTAACTGACGCAGAAAATGCCGAGATTATATACACGGCTAGAATAACAACTACTGAAGACTTTGACCCAGAATTTACAATGGCTCTTAGCTACCAGCTAGCAGCTAAGATGGCTATGCCATTAACAGGGGACAGAGGTATAGCTGGGGAATTAGAAAAGCTGGCTACTATAGCATGTAATAGTGCTTGGGAAACAGACAGTAGTGAAGGAATTGAACCAAGCAAGCCCGAGGCAGATTGGATAACTGCACGTCTCGGGGTGCAGACTGTAGACAGCATCTAATGGGTACTGATAATGACAAAAGTAATACAGTCTAGTTTAGCCGGGGGTGAAGTATCTGAAGCCATCGGAGCTAGAGTAGACATTGGTAAATATAAAAGCTCGCTATCTAAATGCGAAAACTTTTTTGTGCAGGTGCATGGTGGTGTTGCCACACGTCCCGGTCTTCAATTTATAGGGCAGGTAAAAGACAGCACTAAGACAGTAAGACTTATCCCTTTTGCTTTTAATACAGAACAGACGTACATCCTAGAATTTGGCGATTACTATATGCGTGTCTACAAAGATGGTGGACAAGTATTAGAAAGCGCTACCGTCAAAAACATTTCGGCTATTACTAAAGCTAACCCTACTGTTATTACTACCTCTACTACCCACGGTTTAACCACAGGTGACAGCGTGTTTTTGCAGAGCGTGGGGGGCATGGCAGAATTAACTAACAGAACTTTTCAAGTTGTTGTTTTATCCACAACTACATTTTCTCTTAAAGAACTAGAACACTCAACCACCGCAACTATTGATAGCTCAGCGTTTACGACCTATACGTCTGGCGGTACAGTGTCTAAAGTTTTTGAGTTAGTCACACCTTATCCACAGGATGTTCTATACGATTTGAACTACGTTCAGTCGGCAGACACTATGACTATTGTCCATCCTCTGTACCCACCAAAAGAAATTTTCAGAACGGACCACGATGCGTGGACGTTTAACGATATTACGTTTTCTCCAGCACAGGCGTTTCCAAGAAGTGTAACGGTAACACCTAACACCACGGGTTCTGAAGAACATAAATACACAGTTACCGCTGTTAACTCTGACACATCAGAAGAGAGCCTTAGAGGGACTGCCGGGACTTTCTCTGTGCAATTTGTGACACAAGCTAACCCAGCAGTTTTGACTACAACAGCACCACACGGTTTATCCACAGGCGATAACTTTCACCTAGAAAGTATCACAGGCATGGTTGAGTTAAACAACAGACGTTTTAGAGCTGGCACTGTTACAAGCACAACTATTGAATTAGAAGACATTAACTTTAACCAAGTGGATAGCAGTGGGTACACAGGCTATGGCTCTGGGGGTAGTTTACTAATAGGTTTTATTAAAATAGCTAACGGTGCTGACCCTATAGATAACACGCTTAACTGGTCTGCTGCTGCTAATGCGGAAAGCTATAATATATACCGGGATAAAAATGGTATCTACGGTTTTATCGGAAGAACGGAAGACACTACGTTTACGGACAAGAACATGGAGCCTGACTTAGATGACACTCCACCTAAGACTAGGAACCCGTTTGCAGCGACTACCGAGTACCCATCGGCTGTTGCTTATTTCCAACAGCGTAGAGTATTCGCCAACAGTGATAAACACCCACAGCGCCTGTTTATGACACAAACAGGTAACCAGAATAACTTTGCTACTTCATCACCTGCTAGAGATGATGACGCTATTATAGCGACCATTGCTAGCACTAAGGTAAACGAGATTAGGCATCTGGTCCCTATGTCGGACATGGTGGTACTAACATCAGGGGGCGAATGGCTGGTAGAGGGTATCGACAATGTGATTACACCATCAGGCATTCAAATTACGCCACAGTCATTCTTTGGCGCTACTAAACTGCCACCATTGCTCTCTGGTGACGTTGCACTATTTGTGCAGCCCGGGCAGAACGTCAGAGATTTGGGGTACAGATATGAAGTCGACAGCTACAGTGGTAATGATGTGTCTATTCTTGCTAGGCATTTATTGGACTATAACACTCTCGTAGACTGGACATATGCACCAGCTCCTTATTCTATTGTGTGGTGCGTCCGGGATGACGGATTGATGTTAGGACTAACGTACCTTAGAGAACAGGAAGTTTTTGCATGGCACAGGCACACAACAAAAGGAAAGTTTAAATCAGTAGCTTCTATTAAAGAGAATGATATTGATGCGACTTACTGTTTGGTTGAGCGTGTTATAAGTGGAAAAACACTACGTTATATTGAACGCTTCAAAGAGCGAGATTTTAAAACTATACAAGATGCATTTTTTGTGGACTCTGGTTCTACTTACGATAGCCCTGTAACTGTAACTAATTATACACAAGCAAACCCGGTAGTAATAACTACTGGCTCAGCGCATGGATTTACTAATGGTGACACTGTTGATATTTGGGATGTATACAAACACGACCCCACAACCACGGAAGGGTTTTCATTATCTGATGAGCTTCAAGGTAACGGCTATACTTGTGCTAATGTTACTAGCACTACTTTTGAGTTACAACTTAATGGTAACAATGTAGACGGAACTGCATTTGCTGAGTACCACAACGGTGGGACAGCTAGAAAAGCTATCACTACTATTTCTGGATTATGGCATCTAGAAGGCGAGACTATTACTGGTGTTGCTAATGGATATGTCATGCCACCTGTAACCGTTACTAACGGTTCTATAACTCTAACGTCACCAGCTAGCCGTATCCATCTCGGTATAGGCTACGTTGCTGAACTAGAGACCCTGCGATTAAATGTAGCAGGTGCTGAAGGAGCTAGCGCCATTCAAGGTGCAGCTAAGAAAATAGGCAGGTTAACTGTACGAGCTGAGAGAAGCCTTGGCATGTACGCTGGACCCGACCGACAACATCTAAAAGAAGCCAAGTTTGGTATGCCATCGTTGTACGGACAACCGCTAGCCATGCTGCAAGGCGATAAAGACTTAACACTATCACCGTCATGGAATAAAGACGGGCGAGTAATTATACAGCAGAGAGACCCTCTGCCTTTGACTGTGCTTTCCATTATTCCTGACGTAGTACCGGGGGGAAATTAATGGTAACGATACAAGAAGAAGACTTTAAAGAGTTTATTAAAGAAGTAGGACCATTGCTACAAAAGCATTGGGAAGAAATTGCATTAGATAAAGCAAGAATAGATTTACAGCCTGACTGGGCTGTCTATGACATTTTGTATGACAACAATAAAATGCATGTCACTACCGCAAGAGACGGGACAAAATTAGTAGGTTATGCTATCTTCATCCTAACTAACGCACTTCATTATAAGCAATTATCAATCGCTGATGGTGATGTGTTTTGGTTAGACCCGGAATATCGTAAAGGATTAACCGGGTATAAACTATTAAAAAAGTCAGAGGGTTTTTTGGGGACACGGGGCGTACAAAAGATTTTTAACAAAGTTAAACTGCACAAAGATGTCGGTAAGGTCTTTGAGCGGCTTGGATACACACCTATTGAACGTGTGTATGCGAAAGGGGTTAGTTAATGGCGTTTACGGCAGCAGTTGCAACCGTAGCTAGTGCAGCAGTTAGTACCTATAGCACTTATCAGCAAACTAAAGCTGCTAAGCAACAGGCTAACTACCAGTCTGCTATTGCCCGTAATAATGTCATTATTACTCAGCATAATCAGCAACGGATTAGAGAACAAGCAGCCGAAGCCGAAACAGACCAGAGACGTAGAAGTATGCAGATGAAAGGCTCAGTCAGAGCCGGGGCTGCTGCTCAAGGTCTTCTAGTGGATGATACGTCAGACAGTAGCGTACAAGGTATCTTAGCAGACGTTAATGCTGAGGGCATGTACGATATTTTAAAAATCAGAGACACCCGAGATAACGAAATTAGAAACTCTAAAATACAAGGTATGGAATACCAAGCTAAAGCTGACTTATTTAAAAATAAAGCAGATAACTACAACCCGGGCATGGCTGCTGCTGGAACCTTATTAGGCTCGGCAGGGGATATTTATGGCGCTGGTAAAAATGCGGAGTGGTGGGGCTGATGGCACGAATACCTACAGTAGGCTCACAAGGAGCTAAAGCATATAAAAGCGTAGCCGGGTCAGACGGTCAAACACGTTTTATGAATGTAGCGCAAGTTGATGTCTCAGCCGGGTCAAGGCAACAGGGTGAGATATGGTCTAATGCGCTTTCTAAAGTAGCTGACAGCGCTACTAAGTGGCAAGAGGGTGAAGACACTCGTAAACTTGTGGAATACGAAGGCAAGTTAAATAAATTAAATTCATACTTATTGGAAGACCCAGACTTTGGTGGGCTTGGTACTTTAAGTGGCGAAGATGCATTGAAAAAGATTAACGGTGGGTGGTCCCGTGAATTAGACCAGCAAGGCGCTAACGGGGTAGAAGCTACTAAGTACGCTATCTCTATGAAAGAGTTTACAGACGCTGGCTTTACATATGACAACAATAAAAGCCTAGCTGATAATTACCAAGAGAACGTCAAAAGGCTGCAAGAAGAAGCAGATAAAAACATGGCTCGGTCAGGGTCAGACGCTCTTAATCAGTACACTGAAAAATTTACAAACAACTTTGTGTCGAATGTTAATAAATTTCAAGACGTAGCCTACAAAGCAAAGAACGAATTAATCTTTACTGGCAGAATGGCTGAGCATATTGATAAGGGTACTTTGCAATGGCATAACGGGGTAGCTCTGGACGCTACGCTGTCAAATGTTGAAACACTGGTAAGAAATAAAGATATCGGTATTGCTGCTCAAAAAGGTGTTACAGACAAAGAAACTATAACAAAATTAGTAAATGAAAATAAAGCTGCTGTAATAGATGCTGCTATTCAGCAAGCTATGGCAACAGGTAACACGCAAGCTGCTAAAGACTTATTGAAAAAGTATAGCGGTGCTGGCAACCCAATTAATGGTGAGCAGCTAACTAAACTCACTAAGTTAGTAAAAGACAGCTCTATCCAAGTAGACGGAGCAAACGCTGTTAATGCCCTTCTTGCTGAGAAGGGACCGGGTGACACGCAAAAATACATAAAGAAAAATGCTGCTGGTAACTTGGACCTTTATGATGAAGTTGGATTGCGTCAGGCGTTGTACAAGAAGTTTGCAAACCAGCCTGACCAATTAGCTGCTGCTGAAAAGCATTTAGGGTATTTGCTGGAGATTAATAAAGCTAAAGTTACTGAGGATGAGGTCATTGCTATTAAAGAAGTAAACAACCTTCTTTCGCAAAACAAACCTATCCCACCTGCTCTAGCATCCCGGCTACCAGAGAATTATAACGTCCCAGCTAAACAAGCTTCATACTCTAAAAATAATGAGACTGTCACAGACATGACTGCTCACGAAGAAAAAGGCGGGGCGAAAAATACACAGCTTAATAGTGAGGGTGTCCCTTACGACCAAGTATTAACAGAGATGTTAGCTAAGCCGTCTAGCATACCGTTTGTGTTGCAGCAGTTTGAAGGACCAGAAGGTGAGCAAGCTTTACGGGCAATGCTTAGCGCAAGAGACTACGAAACAATCTCTGAAAAAATAGCAACAGAAAAAGGCAAGCTAGAAGTAAAAGCAGCAGGGCAAAAAGGATTTCAATTACAAGATTTGAGCAAAATGCTGAAGAATACTTTTCAGATAAGTGATAGCAAAGTTGCTCAATTAATCACTAGTGACTTACTAGTGAACGAATATAACCAATTCTTTCTAGACCATCTTAAAAGAAAAGGTGTGGCTCCTACACAAGAGCAAACTAGAAAATTTATGGCTCCGTACCTTTTACAGCTAGCTACTGATAAAAATTTCATTGGTAGACCAAAAGACTTTAAGGCAGTTGCTCGTACTTCTAATGATGAGACTGCTTTGGACACGTTGTCTTCAGAAGAGGGGATACTTAAAGATAATAAAAAGAATAATCGTTTAGTGCAGTCTATGTTTGGGGTGGATGAAACTACACTAGCCACCATCAGAGAAGAGTTAGATATGAGGGATTTGGATTACACGTTAACTAACATTAACGCTCTAATAACAAATAACTCTGCTTACAGCGGTAGTCAGGATGGTACTCGTTTAGACCCTCAGATATTACTTACTAACAGTGGTTACAGCATGGCTAAAAATATATCTAGTGGTCAGGGTGGGTTGAAAAAAGTGTACGAAGATTTTCAGCTAGGTAATACATTTGGCAACGCCAATCAAAATAACTCTGTTAAATTTTTATACACACTAAGCTTGTTGGAAGAGAACGGCACACTGCCCCCTATTACACCAGCGGTTGCTAAGAATATGGGTAATGTCTCAAATGCTGATTACAGAAATTGGCTTAAAGCCACTAGAAAAGTAATGATGGA